TCATAAGTATTTGCAGACTCTAATTTACTTAAGTTTTGTTCGAGAGCAAATGACGGTAAATCTTCACCGTTTGTTTCACTAAAAGTATATTTGATTGGGTCATCAATTAGTCCATCTGCACCAATAGAAGGCAAAGTAAGTAAAGCCATGTGAGTAGCAGTATCTTGAACAGCAACAGGAGGAATCATAAATGATGAATCAGTGGCAGTTCTGTAAAAGATTGGCCCAGTAAAGGTATGCCCAGTTAAATCATCACTGATTGCCTTTGCAGTTGCATTTTCGCCAATATCTAAATAGTGAACATTGTTTGCATGTGCAGTATAAGGTGGAGTTGCAGGGTCTAAAGAACCTGAACCAGTAAATGTAGCATTAATTTTACTGCACTGTCCTAGAGCATAATATAAGAAAGCACCATGATTAACAACTAATGCTAAGTTTCCACCCGAAGAAGTTTCAATACCTTTGTATTGATGAGTGAAGTTTCTTGAACCACCAAGAGAAAGATTCATTTGTTTCATTTCTACTTCAATATTAGGAAAAGCGGAAGTTTCAAGCAAACCAAGCCAATTATCCGCACTTAGTCTTGCTTTACCACTACTAAGTGTTGATGGAGCAGGTGCGCCATATCCTCTAATAACTACAAAATCAGCCGCATCTTCAATGGTTAAGTTATGAGCAGGAGTAATAGTAATGCTAGTAACATCATTAGCAGTAATAGTGTGAATAGAATGAACAGCAGTAGAACTTGTGCTATTGTCATATAATTCTACTTTACAACCAACATAAAGGTTTTCAACCATTCTTACATTGTCAGTCCATAGTGCGTCTGCTACTAATTTTGTTGTTGTCGAACCTGAGTTATTTAAAATAATTTTTAAATCTAATTCTGGTATCATTGTCAGGCTTGCGCCGCTTCCTAAAAATATATCTGTGTTTGCCATGCTATCTCTCTCCTTTCCTTTACGAACTTACTAAGGGAGTGTTAATGCGAATCTTTTTGCTTCTATTGTTAATTTATAGCCGAATAAACGCTTACTACGGTCATTACTTTCACTTCTTGAACCAACAAATAATTGATTAAACTTTGAACCATCACTCGCAGTATATCCGGTTCGGCTACGCTCAAGTGCATGACGAGCGACCAAGTATAAAGCCCTTAGCCTATCTTTGCCAAAATCGGCATCTGTTCCGGCTCTTTCATCGTGAATCGTGCGTATGTGCATAGTAAATGAGTATGTCTCGTTTCTAACATCAAAGTGAACAGTGGGGTATTCAAGGCTTTGAGAGTCTTCAAAGAAGATAATGACATCTTTAGATGTTAAATCATAACGAACACCTTTATTCTTTTGTAATGTTCTTACATCAATAAAGTTCGGAATAGCCACATGGTCGGCTGTAATTGTTCCCGCACTCTGTAAAGTAGTAGCAGAAGAAGACCAATTGCTACTTACTAAATCTATGAGAAGGCTGACTTCATCCATTCATTCACCTCTTTTGTTATTTTTTTACTAATTGCTTTAGTAAAGTTTTCTTCTGCGTTTTGAATGACTTCTTCATCACTTAAAGATATATCTATTCCTAAAATTTCAGATAATTCTTGAGTTGCTAATTGCCTTTCTTTTTCAATTTGTAAGAATTTTTTAAATTCTCTCATGTGAATAAGAGACATATCAAACATTTAATCACCCGTAAATGCTTTTCTTTCTTCTTTGTTCTCTTTGTCTAATTTCTTCCATTTTAGCAGGAGTCATACCCGCAGGTGGGCCTTTAGGCTTTGGTTGATTAGATTGTGGTTGATTAGGTTTGGCTACACTATCTCTTGCTTCTTGTAATGCTTGAGGGTTTGGCTTTAATATTTTTTTCCATTTAGAACGCATTTGAATATCTTTTGGTGGAGTTGGTTTTTGCCCATACATAGAAGGCAAACGCTTAGGTTTAGGAATTGGTGGTGTAGTAGCACTTAATTTTTTATTCATAAGAGCATTAAGTTTATTAGTATAAATTTTAATATTTCTTGGATTATTTGATTGTTGGGCTTCTTTCAACTTTGCTCTAATTTGTTCCATTTCTAAATCTGGTGCAGAAGGAACAGAAGGCGCATTCATATCAGGTCTTGGTGGTTTTTGTTGTTCATTAGGCCCTCTTAGAGTCTGTAATAATTGTTCTTCATTCACATTTTTTATTATATCAAACCATTTCATGTCATTCACCTTCAATCAAGTAAGAAAACCAAGTCGGACTTGCCCTTGAGTATATCATCTGCTTCCTTTTTGAGTATATCATACTTTTCCTTCGTTGAGATATTACCGCCAGTTTCAGCAATTAAAATTGTTTGGTCGTCATGTCTAAGTAATTCAGCCGCAACTAACATAGTAGCGGCTTTATGTATTGCAGACGGAACACGACTACTACCTGCAATATAGGTGCAAATGATTGAATTTTGAGTATGATATGGATAATCTCTTAAAAAGAAAATACGCCCTTCATCCCCTATTGCCCAGAATGAACCAAGTCTCTTCATATCTTGCATGTCAGTGAACGCAACCGACGAAGTATTTGATGTTTGACCCGCCTTATCGGTGATAGTGATGGTGCAATTTGAGCCATCTTCTCCTGCTAAAAGGCTTGAAATGTTCACTTTATTGCCGTTATCGGGGTCAGTAGAAGCATAGAAGAAATCACTTATGTTAAGGCTATTTGGTGAAGACTCCAATATTTTGTCTCTTGTTGCTCCTGTGAACTGTGCTGTCTTTGAAGGATATTCCTCATTAATTAAATGACAAATCTCTTGAGCAGTTGTCTTTGAGCCAAAGCCATTATGAAAAGTATTATGTGCGGCTAAAGAACCTTCAGCGTGATGATATAAAACCCAAGAATCTCCACTGTTGGGCAATTGTAATGTAATGCTTCTTACATTTTTATATCCTGTTGGGTCAAGAGTTAAACTCGCTTGAGCAGAAGCAAGTTCTAAATAACTATTTCCTTGCCAAACTTGTAGTGAAATTACCTTTTTTAGTTTCAAAGTATCTAATTGAACAAAACCCACATACCCACCATAGTATGATTGCATAGGGTGTCTAATAAACTCAAAGTTATGAAATTCGCTTCTATAAATAATTGGCCGATAAGAACGCTTTACTTTATCATCAATTATTCCTTCTATATTTTTAATAATTGCACCTACTTGGGCTTGGCTTGGAAAAGTAGAACTTGAAAATGCTGGTATTTGTAGCATATCTGAAACTGCTCCCTTATCAGTATAATAACCACTACCTGTTGAGTAATCAACATTTATTGCTGTATAGTCACTTGGGGAGGATGCAATTGCCATATTTAAACACCTTCTAATAATGAGTTTTGTAGAGTAGTAAGACCTCTTTTAGTTGAATCAATAAAAGCCTTTGCACTTTTAATAGCAGTCCTGTCATAACTTTTACCATATGTAGCCCTTGACATATCTTTAGTATCTTCTCCAATATTTGCTGCTTTTGTTTCTATTGTATGAGTAGCGTTAATTAAAGATGGAGACTTAAAATTATATGTGACTTTAGTTGGTTTATCTTGAGGGGGCTTCATTTTTCCATCTTTTCCTTTATACTTAACATATTTTGTAGTTATTTTTTCTACCTTTAATTCTATTTCATATAAAGTTTTTAAGTTTCTAAGTGGAGAAGAAAAAGTTGTTTTAATAAAACTAGGTAGTTGCATTTTATATGCTTCTTTTGCACCTTTATTAGATAATACTCTTGGTGAAGCCCCTCCGCCTGTTTTTGATTCTAATGCTTCTAATTTTTCTTCAACGAAGTTATCCATTCTTTCTTTAAAACCTGACAGTTCTTCTTTTTTTGCTTCAATTTCTTTATTGACATACTGTTTAAGTTTTTTAAGTTCGGCAATATAAGTTTTGTAAAGGTTAAGTAATTTTTTAGTATTGCTTTTAGTTTTACCTATCTCTTTAAACATATTTTCAAGTCTAGTTAATGTTTGTTTGAAATCATCTACATTAGAAAACGAATTCAAAAGAGTAATTTTTTTACCATCCACTTCTCCTACATTATTGATATAATTAAAGTCTGGAGTAATAAAGTCTCCTTTTTTTGTTACTAAAACTTTTTTACCTTTTTTTCTTTTGAGAGTTTTAGTTTGTTTTTTACCATTAACTATTCTTGAAACTTTAACTTCATCTTTATAAGCGTGTTTTGAAAGAGGACTAAAAAACTTATTATTGAACTTAATTTCTTCGGGTGTGAACTTAGTTTCATAACGGCCTTTTTTTGCTCTTTTTCCAATTTCTAATTGGTTTTTAATTCTTTCGAGAGTTCTTTCATAAGCACCTTTAAATGAAAGAACTAAGTCTTCTGCTTCCGCATTAGTCAATGTTTTTTCTAAAGTCGGAATGTTTAACTCTTTCCAATCACCAGCATAATTTTGATTTAAAAATTGCTCTTCATAAAAATATTTACTTTCATTAGTTCCAGAACTAAGCAAACTACCTCCGGCAATTTCGGCTTCTCTATATGATTGTCGGTCGTCTTTAGAGGTAGTTTCAATATTCCTTCTACCAACTTTTTTAGTTTGCCTACTTTCCATTAAAGCAATCGGGGCAAATCCTAATTTTTCAAGAACATCAATTTTACTATTTTCTTTTGGATTTTTTGGATTATTAAAATCTATTTCATTAAATATAATTGACCTCAATTCAATCGTTACTTTCGCCCCTTTCTTTTGAGTTGTTGTTTTTGTAACAACATTAACCTTAGTGCTTTTCCTGCCTTCTTTTCCAACAAATGCTTTATACTTATCGAATTGAGCATCAGTAAGACCTGCTTCTCTATTCTCTCTCGCTTCTTTAACACTGTCAGGGTTCTTAACAACCTTAGATACTAAAGAAGGATTTGATAAATCTGCAAATGTTATGTCTTTACCATTCTGAGCAGTTAATAATCCGATTGCTTTTTCTCCAGAAGGGCTTAATTTAATTTTGTATTTTGTTAAAACTTCCGATACTTTAGCAGTATTTATTTGTTCTACCGCTTTATTGTATGTTTTAACATACTCTGTTTTTATTTTACTTTCCCAATTAAGAGGATTAACCTCCGCCATTTCTTCTAAAGAAAGTTTTTTAGGAATGCTTCTATATGATTTGTCTTTTGCTGTAAGATAATTTCTAAGCAAAAACAAAACCATTTCTTTTTGGATAGTATTAATATCCAAAGAGATTTCTTGGCCTGTTCTTGCGTATTTAATCTTCAAGGTTAATCAACTCACATTAACCATTTAGCCCAAGCCGCACCTTTTTGAATTGCTGAACCTAAATGTAATCCGCTTGAAGGTGCTTCATAACTCATTTGTCCCGTTTGTGGGTCAATCCAGTAAGGTCGCCCATATCCATCATTTCCACTTGGAGGAATAGGATAGCCCGAACCGTTATTCATAGCCGCTTGACCTTGCATAAATTGTTGTTGGTTTCCTGTTAAACCAGCAATTGCCATACCTGCTGATGGTGCGGTAGCCCCCATTTGACCGCCCATTTGACCGCCATTGAAACCTTGAGATTCAAGGTATTGTTGCTTCGCAAGTTTGCGTTGATTTACTACTTCTGTGTTAATTGCTGATTGAAGAATCTTTTGAATATCTAAATCAATGTTCTCTTGAGTGATTCTTTCATACTCTCTCATAGCATCAGCGTCAATTGTCATTTTTGAACCATTAACTGTAAAAGATAATTTACCTAACATTTGACTTACTACTCTTTCTACTACATCTTCCATTAACTTCTCAAAGGTAGTTAAAAATTGCTCACCATGATATTGAAAGAACTCTTCTACATGATTATCTTGTAAAGAAAGTAAGTTATTAACTGTCTTAAATTGTTGGTCGCCTTGCGCTGTTACTGCGCTCATTACTGTTTTATTGCTTGTTCCCCATACCATAATTATTCCACCTTTTTAGAGTTGGTTACAATTGCATTAAGTCTTACTGTATTAACTTCTATTTCTGCAATTAGCCTAATTACTTCGGCCATCTCTGTCTCATTATCCTTGACTACGGGTGGACTTATAACCCATCCGGTTGATGTCAAAGAAAGAATGTCTTGTTTAGATAAAGTGGTTATTGGCCCACTCTTTAACATTTGAGGAACTTTAGGTCGAGGAATAAATGCTTTAAAATCTAATCCGTGTTCATCGGCTAAAATCTGTTGTTGTAACATCTCCATCTGTTTATGAATACCTGCGTGTTTAGGACAATAAGTTCCTCTCATTGGCCTTCCTTTGGTAACATTATCTAAAGGAATAGGTGGCCTCAAATAATCTCCCGATTCCCATATATGGTGCATTCCACAAACAATACATCTATCTTTGAGATTAAACTTATATCCATATTTAATAATAAACTTTTTCTTTTCTGGTAATAGAATCTTTTTAATTTCTTTTAGTTGCTTCTTAGGTTTAAGAGCATCAAATGTATATTCTTCAATAGAACCTGCGGCTCTAAACTGTTGTAGTTTTGGTAAAAATAAATTCTTTGTTTGTGGGCTGCTTATTAAATTAGGTTGTTGATACATAGTTATTCCTCAGTAATCCTTTATTAGAGTTGTAATTCCTTTATAAACCATTTCGGGGTCAGACTTTGCCGATACTATATATTTGAATGTTGGTATTCCTTTATCATTTAATTGTCTCATTCCATACTTAAATGGTTCGTAAATATCATGCTTATCAATTGATTGTCCTTCTCTTAGTGGGTATTTTTCTCCCCATATATCATACTTATTAGCCCAAATACTTACTGCCATAGGATAATCTACTTCTTTTTTTCTTTTACCATTAGGCCAAATGTTTGCTGTAATTGTATCTACTAAAAATTTCCATGCTAATTGATGGTCTAAGTTTGATGGTGAATCTAAATGTCTGTGGTCTATCATAAAAATAATGTATCTTACTTTACGAGTTTTCATATCTTTTACCCATTCTTTCCAATACATCGCTTCTCCGCCAATGTCTGCACTTTTTAATGTATGAGAATCTCCGTCAAACTTGATTACTTTTCTACTTGCTCTTTCAAGTCCGACTGTTCTTTTGTTAATTTGTTGAACTTCACCTCTTGTTCTTAACTGATGACTTAAAGTTGTTTTTCCAACCATTGTTGCCCCATAAACTCCAAAATTAATAGCGTGTATTCTTTTGTAAAAAGATACTACTGCTTCTGTAATTAAGATGGCAAATCCTGCCATTACTGACATTCAATGACCTCCAAACATTGATTTTATAAATGAAATTAACGAACCCATGATATTAACATCAAAAACACCCATTATGTTTCCTATGAGTAGTGCTGATAGTGTAGCAAAACTACCCCAAAACCATGCTCTCATTTTAATAAAGAACATATCAGCAGAATGCGCTCTTGATTGGTTATATGCGTAATCCGAGTCGGAGAATCCCATTATATCTCCAAGAACCAATTAAATCACCTCATTGTTGAATAGTAGCCAAAAATTCGTTTGGTATTTGGCTTTCTTCAAATGAGGCACTTGGTTGTTCGGGATAAACGGTATTCCACGCTTCTCTTCTTTCTACTCCGTATTGTTTCATACTTTCACGAAGTTTTTGTTTAATTTGTTGTTCTCTTGCTACACGCTGAAAATGTGCTTCAATTTGTCTATCAAGTAATCTAATCTCAATTCTATCATTGAGAGACAAGTCAAACAATGCTTTCATAACCATAATTCCACCAACCGTAATCAATCCAAATAGGACTGAATGTGCTAAAGCACCATAAGGGAAGTTAAGGCCATAAGCCGAATAAAAATAAACATTTGCGCCACTGACTGTTCCAACAAATAAAATTGTCATAACCAATCGAGTATCATTATTTAATGCCGCCATTAAATCACCTCAAGAGTATTCAATAGAAACTTCCATAGCACCAGAGGCTTCTTCGACAAATATACCATTCCTACATAATACTCCATGCATGTCAAATTCACCAGCAGTATCAGGAGGTATTGTAATTCTTGCTACTTCCTTACCACTTGCAGATGTATTATCAAATACTTTAATTACAGTTGGTGCGCCAACTGCACAAAAATGAATTGAAACTAATTTTGCTTGTCCTGTTACAACTAATGTGCTTGCAGTTAAAACACCGCTACTTCTACAACCTGCTACCATAATACCACTTCGCTAATTGGAGGAAGTCGCCTCCTCCTATTTAATGTGTCGGTCTAATTACTTCTTTAAAGAAGACTTAGACTTTGTTTGGGTCTTTGTTTTCTTAAGAGAAGGTTTTGGTAGAATTGTCTTTTTGGGAGCAGGAAGTAATTCTTCAAGTAGTTGCTTACTTGATGAAATCTCTTTACCCATTTCCACAGAAAAGACTTGTAAAAATCTATCGTTCAATTCTAACAATTCTGCTTTATCTTCTTCACCAAAAACAAAGAAATAATTTGGGTCGGAAAGACGAGTAGCCGCCCATTTTAGCGGAACGGCTACTGCGTCTTCCCTTGTAATCTCTTGTTTTGGATTGATGTAAAGCCGACGAATTGATGAATTATCACTCAATCGAACCGTTACCATTCAATTCACCTCAAAGGTTGCCATAAACACGCATTCGGACTGAACCGCCGTTACCATCGTCTGCGAGAGTAGCGTTTGTTCCGTCTAAACTTGTGAACATCAGTGCTATTGAACTTTCAGATTCATAAGCCCCTGTTGCTGAACATTCTATTTGGGCTTGTAGTCCATTAGCGTTATCATGTCCTGTAATTACTGCCGCTGTAATTGTTGATAAACCAAAAGAAGAAGCAGGTATTACTGAACCTGCCGCTACTATTGAACTTACATCAACCAAAGCATCAACCACATATTCATCGCCAACTACTTTAGGCCGTGTAATTCCCTTATGGTCGCCCAATAAGGTTACTGTAAATGCTAGTGCCAATTAAAACACCTCACTGTCCGATTGCTTGGAAATAAACAACATCGCCGCTGGTGCATTTAATTGCTACATCACCACTGGCAAGTGGTAAATCAGCATTAACAGTAGCCGCATTTGCTTCTACTGCACTGCCCTTATGGGTAAAAACAAGGCTTTCAACTAAAGAAAGTCCTGTTTCGATGTTTCCGTCTGTTCCGTCTGTTGTCGTTTGTCCAGTTACCAATCGTCGGTTTCCTTCCAAATTCATTTCTAAATGTATTACTGTTGCAAATGCCATTCTTAATCACCTCATTGTATGTTTGTTATCTTTCCTTGTCCTTTGAAGAATGAACAACCAACTTCACCAATTGTTCGGTAAAGCGCACGATTGCCCAATGTTCCTACACCGAATGGGTTTCCGTTTGCGATACCATCCTCAAAGTATTGAGTTGGTTTCATAACGGACAACCAAAGGTGGTCTGTATCAAGGAAAAGCATATCACTTAGTTTGGATGAAGCCGCACCAGTAGCGGTCATATCTTTAACAGGAATCAATGGAATATCGTAGTATGTTGCTACTCTAAATCCAACTTCTTGACCCTTTGTTCCTCTTACACCATTAACGGTAGGGACAATCTCTTTTCTATCCATAAAGCGTTCTTGGCTTTGTAATAGGTCAGCAATTGCTTGAATAGTGTCATATCCTGTAAGAATAACCTTTGGTGAACCACCAGCAAGTCGCAAATTACGAATCATAGTATTCAAAAGAGTTAAAGTTAAAGAACGAACATTACCTGCGGTATAGTCTGTTCCAAAATCAACTTCTGCATCAAGGAAAGAAGCAGCATTAAATCTTTCACTGCCGTAAATCTTTCCTAATGCGTTTGAAGCGGAAGTAGTATCAGTAGCAAGAACTCCACCATCAATTAAAAGCAATTCTTTTCTTGATGTAATTACCTTCAAAAGAGAAGTATAGTTGTTACCAATGTTAGGCATAGCCGAACTTTCACCATAATGTTCTAATGGCATAACAAGCATCTTGTTTTGAACCTCAGCATGGTGCTTACCCATATCTTCACGCATTTGCGCTCTAATATCGCCAATTCCATCATCAATTTGAGCCATTTCCATAGCCAATTCGCTGAAATCGAATTGATGTGCAACAACTTTTGGACTCATGTTTAATTGAGCATAAGTTGGAGCAATTGGGCCTAATCCATCTTGAGCAGTTGAAAGTGCGGCATTTTCAGGAACACCACCAATCATATCTGCTCTTGGTGAATCCGAACCTAATTCAGCAAGGTTTTCTGTTCCGCTTGCATCAACAGTGAATAAGTTTCCACTTCCACCAGCAGGTCGGCTTTTCAATACTCTCCAACCACTTGAAGAATAAGGTCTTTTTGAAATCATCGAAAGTGCATTGACTTCTCGGTTTAGCATAGACCAAACCTTTTGTCCATAAACGATGTTGTATAATGCTGAAACATCGGAAACTCCACTACCGGACAAAGATGGAGAACCATCGTGTCCTGTGTGAATACCTCCGACCATACCTGCTTGCTTCAATAAAGCATTACCGGCTGGTAGATTGTTAATTCCGTATGTTTGCGCTTCTAAGTCTCTAATTGTGTTAATATATCCTGTCATTTTAAATCACCTCAAATGTTGTTCACCATCTTATGAATATCCGACCATTCCATGTCTGCAAGGTCTTCTATTGATGGGAGTTGTATAGTTGCTTCTTCTTGAGCCTTAATGATTGAATCTTTCTCGGCTGTCAAAGACTTTCGCAATTGAGTGAACTCTTCCTTTAGGGAAGAAATCTCACTTGCAGCGTCATATTGAGACTTTGCGAGAATATTCTCACGGTTTGCTTTTTCATTAGCAAATCGAGCCTCAAAAGACTTTCGGAGATTATCGTAAGCAAGTGCTTCAAGTTGTTCTTCACGGAAAGCGGCATATGCTTTTTCAATGTTTGAATTACTCAAATCAAGAGAATCAAATTCATTGTTACTAAATGCCTTAACAACAGGCATATCCGAAGAAGTCGGCTTACCATTGTTAATTACGATTCTGTCAGCAGGTTCGCCAATTTGGTTTCCTGCACCATCAAGGGTTCTTAGGTATGCTTTATCAGCATACATTTCTTTTTCATAGTCGCCTTTTTCATCCAATTTTTCATCCAACATTTCTTCATCATCAGCCATTTCCAACATTTCTTCTTCATCAGCCATTTCTTCATCAGCCATTTCCATGCCGTCTTCTTTAGAAGCCCGTTCCATCATTTCTTTATCATCTTCTTCCTCTTTGCGAAGCATATTAACTTCTTCCAAAAGGGTGTCCAATTCGCTCAGTGCTTTTTCTAATTTTTCACTCATTTTTTCACTTCCTATATCTTGTTTTAAAATATCGAATTTCGCTTCGGGATTTATGCCTTTTTCACATATTGTTACTTCATGGAGTTCTAACTTACTTATTTCGTTATATTCCCCTAATTCATTGTGACTTTTCTTTACTTTTTGTAATGCTTGTCCACCAATACTAAATGACCTTAATGACCCTTTGCGAATGTTTCTTCCTACTTCTTTTGCTTTTTCAATGTCATCTCTTAGTTTAATTACTACAAAGAATCCCACATCATCTACTTCGGATTTCCATAATTTTCCTGTTTTATCTCTATATGAATCTACGACTTCACCGACTTGAACATTTGAATGGTTTGTCATTACATTTCTAAACTTTGAATCTTCCATGAACTTCTTAACTGATTCTTTTAATGCTTTTAATGTAATCAAATCATTTTGCTTATCTACAATTTCAATGCTTGCATATCCACCAATCATTAAGTCGTCGTTGCTCTTTAGAATATTGAATCCATCATTCCTTGTAGCCATGACGCTTATGCTCATCTTGCTCAAACCTTCCTATTCTCTTTGACTATATAATAGACACCGTTCTATTTGGTAGGGAGGGGCAATTCTTTATACCTGTCCTCATAAATATCCCATAATCCTGCATCTGTATCGTCATCAGCAGGAGTTTGTTTATATCCAGACCATGCTAACCACATATCTTTATTATCTACTTTAAGTCTTCTAATGTTAAATTTAGTTTCAAACTTATTACCTTCAAGGAAATACTCATGATAACCATGTTTTTGTATTCCTAATCTAATTTTACCTTCATCAAGTATTTTTCTCTTGGATATATTGTTTGCTATCATAGCAGGAAATTTACCGGCTTTACCAAACAACTCAAATATATCATCATCTTTTTCTAAATCAATAAGCCAATTTAAAGTCTCATCTTTAAGTTTAATAACTAAATTTAAATTATCATCATCTCTAAGGTATAATTTAAATTGCCCTGTTTGATATTCTTTTGGAGTCTTATATGATTTAAGAATATTTTCTTCTTGCATTATCTTATCGTCTTCGGAATAAAGTTTATTGGTCTTTTCATCATATGAAATACCATCTCTTTGCTTCATCCAGTCTTTAAGTTTATCTAATTTACTTTCAAGAATATCTTCATAAATATCTTTATGTTCCTTGACTAAATGATTATGAAGTTCCTTAATTGTTTTAGGCCCAGTAGTCTTCATAAACTGAAATGCTGCTACTGTTAATCGAGATTGCTTAGTTTTCATAATCTCTTCCGCTTGTTGTTTCCACATATCTAAATCAACTAAAGCATTTTTAGACATTAAGTTATCTTCTTCAAAACCATAAATAGTAAAGCCATCCATGTCTCCTTTAATTATAATAGACGCTTCTCCGTGTATATGGTCTGTAATTTTCAAACCTTTCTTTAATGCTTCTACATTATAATTCAATGATTTTTTTTCATCGTTGGATAGTATCTCAAGAGTGATTAACTTATCGGGGTGCATGGCTTCGGGAACTTCTATGACCTTAGCGGAGTGAACAATATATCGCTCTCCTTCTTTCTTTACTTGGTCTATTTTGACCCTTACAATGCTTCCTAAGTCAGCACTAATTTTAGTGTTAAGGGCTTTACCAACAACCATATAGGTTTTACCTTCTATTTCTTGGTAATGTTTTCCTTCTCCTTCTGTTGGCCCTGCACCGAGAGTATAAGAATAATTACCATTGGAAGATTTCTTATCGAGAACAAGTAAATCTAAATCAACAAAACTCTTCCACTTAATCCATTTAGGGTTTTTCTTTGTCCCAACATAGTAAGTTGAAGTAGAATCTTTAATTACCACACCTTCTGCTGTTGGCATATCCATGATTGCTTTAGAGTATTCTTCTATATCTTTAGTAGAATCTGCTAAACGAGTATCTTTTTTAGAAGGGAAAGTTAAGTCTTCACTTGAATGAATAGAATAATTATTAAACATTAACTGCATTCTTTGAGTTAATGTATCTTCTAATAAAGATTTCTCATTATGTCTTAGTAAATCGAACATATGTATTCTTAATCTACCGTCAGGATTTTTGTCATTAAATACATGAGAGATTGTTTCTGCTCTATTGAGGGCTTCATCTCCTTTAAACAAAAGTAAAGACCCATCTAAGATACAATCTCCAAAGTGTTTCTTCTGTAATTCCTTTACTTGTTCTTTACACTTAGAAGTAATATCTTTACCATCAAATGAATACACTTTAACTTTCTTATCTATTTTGTGCATTTGAATGCGAAGACCGTCATACTTTTCTTGAACATAATATTCACCACTAAAGCCTTTAAGTTCATTCATGTCTTCTATATCAAATATTCTATACATAGGTTTATTTGGAACAATAAAATCAGATTCGGCTTTTTCTTCTGTGGATTTCTTTTCTTCTGCCTTCTTAATTGGTAGTCCTTCAATATCTTCTAATTCATTCCAATCATCTTTATCATTCTTAGAAAGAAAGATTAACTCTAATATATTCATCGCTGCCTTTACTTTAGATTTAACTTTGTTTGAGTCTTTTCCATCCCCGTAATGCTCAATAATATAGAGGTCAATATCATCCACTTCTATGTCAAGTCCTTGAAGACCCTCTGTAATATCGTCGGGTTCGATGTCTTTAACAGCGTAAATGTCGGGAGATAGTGCTTTACTGTCTTCTCTAATGGCATAGTGAACGAATTTAACCATGTTACCCGTTGAAGATAACAATGCTTCCAAAACTTCACCTTTGAATCTTTTAGCGAAAGGGTCATCCACTGATTCGGAAGAATAACGAAGTTTCTTTATTCCTTCAAATATCTTTTCAGCGTTTTGAGATTGAGGGTCTTTGACATCATCTGCTTCTAAATCTGAAATCTCAATAAAGTTCTTTAACTCATTTGAAAGTTCATTACTGTTTTCATAGGCTTCTGTAATACCATCTATTGCACTACGCCACTTTGCCCCGTATTCTTTGGGGTCAGTGCGAGCCGATAGATAAGCCACTCTTACTTTCTCAAATAAGCGAACAATTTCATCCGATGTGGACTTATCTTTTTCAAGAAGATAAGCCATTTATTTCACCTATGAACTTCTACCGAAATACATGGTTAATTCTTTTAAATCATCCATTATTTCTTTCATATCGCTTTCCATTTTACCTTGTTTGCTCAAAGGAGCAGTCAAATACTCGGAAGTAATTTTCTTCATAGCGGCTTCTAATGCAGCAAAAGTTTCATTTGCCATTTGTTGCTGTTGTTCTGTAAATTCGACATCTCTATCGTCTTTCTTAAAGTCACCAAATCCACCTTTGCTTTTACCAAGCATAGTCATTTGTTTAGTTAATACCTGATAGACAGCCTCTACTTGAGTCTTAAGTTGTTTTAGTGCTTTTGTTTCTTCTTCGTTCAAAACACCCTTAGCAAGTTGTTTTTCGATTTTTCTATCTCCTTCAGTAACAAACGCTCTTGCTAAACGAATAGCCTTAATCATCTTTGCCTTATCAAAGGCTTTCTTAATTTTGCCACTTTTGAACTCTTCTCCACCGGCATTAGCATGAACCTTGTCTTGCTTAATACCATGTTTAGATGCTTTAGCCTTTGGTCGCTTAACCTTTTCAATTGTTGGCATTTCATCTTTTGTTAATCCATCTCGTAATTGTTCTAAAGATTCTCTTGCTTTAAGAATCGTTAATTCGACTATTTTTTCTTCTCTTGTTACTTTTTCCGGCATTATTGTCCACCTACCTTTTCTACCATTTTATGAATATCAGACCAATCCATACTTCCAACATCTCCCATTGGAGAATCGGATGAATTACCGTTATTCATATTTGGACTTGGACTTTGAGATACTACTAAACCGGACTTCATCAACAAGTTATCTTGGTGATAAACAGTCTTTTCTAAATTTTCAATCTTCTCTGTTAAAGCCTTAAGGATGGCTAATAATTCTACATTTTGTTCTGTCACTTGTCATCACCTTTTTTCTTTGGATAAACTAAATCTCTTAATTGCCGATACAGCAACTCGTAGTCCTTACGAAGTTCAGTAGCGGTAGCCACTATGTCAATGTTCCTGTCATCCATTGACTTCATCTTCTTCTTGAGTTTATTATCGGACTTAACTAAGTCTAAATCCTTAAGAACATCAATTAACTCACCCATTTGAGTAAAGTCCTTTCCAAAAAATTCTGTCGGTTGTGCGGCTTGTAAGACCTTTTTAAGACGCTTTCTCTTTTTAGCATCTAATCCGTCAAGTAACTTCTTTGGCGTATCTTTCTTATCCTCTTTGAGAATAATTTCTTTTCCTTCTTCGTAAAAATCCCATGTCATTCTTTATCCCCCTGTATTTTTTCATTTAATCTTGCAAGTCTTTTTCCTTCTTCTTTTGCGTGTTCTTTCCAAGAACTAATAAAATCCTCTAAATCATCGTCTTCTAAGTCTATTACTTTTTCATATTTCTTTTCTAAATACTTAGCAATATCAGCAATTGAAGATATTTCTTTTCCTTGCTCATCAAAAATAGGATTGGCTTTGAACCTTTGAGTTAAAACATCAAGCATCTTTGGCTTTTCTTTAATTTTTTCTCCTGCCATTTTTGCCCTTTTAATTTCAAAGAACTGTTGAAGCAAAGAAACTTCTTCTCTTTCTTGAGTGGCGGTTTTTAGGTATTCTTCAATTTCTTTGCTCTTTTTGTAAAGTCTTCTACTTTTAGTTTCAAGTTTTCCAAAGTTAATATATAAGTCTTTGACGGAACTTAAATCTTTTTCATCAAATGCTTTTAAAAACGCATCGAATTCAAATTCTCTTAAAATGCGACTTTCTTCTCCTTTAGGGTCAAAATCTAAATCAATCGTTTCAATTAACTTAGTGTATTGTTCCGGTTTAGGTATTTCGTTTGCATCAATATACACACTTAATGTTTCTTGTTTATTAAACTTTTTAAGGAGTTCTAGCACTTCATTTTCTAAGTCTCTTTTAGCAGTTAAAGCCACTTTAATCGAAGAACCTTTAGCGGAAGGGTCAAACAACGTTCTACTAATCTTTATTTTAGCAAGCCTATAAGTAGTTTGCATTTTAATCATAGCCTCTACAAAATCAACCATGTTTTTTAATTCTTCAAGGTATTCCTTGTTTCCCACTACTCCAGCAATTAATTCTAATTGTTCGTTTGCTTCAAATAACATCTCTTCATTTTCGGAATACTCTTTTAGGTCTTCCTCTGTAACAGCCAACATTCTTTTTTCTTCTGCCTCTTTAGCAGAATCAATTGCTTCTTGTAATATCTTACCATGAGACTTACCAGTAACTCTTTGAAACATTTTATTTCCATCCAATTTAGGTTTAGTGTCCATAGTAAAAGAATAATATTTTCTTAAATCATTTACAATCTCTTCGGTTAATTCATCATACTCTTTAAGTAAAACCTTTGGAATCTTCTTAACTTTCTTTTTGAGTTTAAGCCCTTGCATAATTTCTTTCTTTCTGTCAGCCATATAATTTTGAATATCTTCCTTACTTGACTTTCTTCTAGCCTTTGGAGAAATACCACCAGAGTATTCGGCAAACCTTTTAATTATATCTATTAACTTAACTTCTTTGAATTTTTTATTCTTGAGAGCATTTGAAACCAAATTAACCTTTTCTATTAATTCACCGTGTCCTTCGGTTTCTGGATTGTATGGTTGTCGTCTTATAGCAATTTTAAACTTACCACCGGCTTTTGAAATATCAATCATATTATAAACCATTGTTGAATCACTGGCTTTTTTAAGTTTTCCTTCTTCTCTAATTAAATCCCCGACTCTTTTTATATTAGAAATCCTGCTCGGCCTAAGAGTTGAGCCTCGGTCTAATATTTCGATTTTAGTATCTTTTTTCTTACCTCTTTCTTGCATCCATTCGGGTGTGCTTCGGGGAGAATCATAAATATCTTTTGGTAGTTTTAATTTCTGTGGAGTAATTTTATTTACTTCCATTTTCCTATCAAGTAAATCTAAAATAGCAACTACAAATTCTCCACCATAAGACAATATTCCAGCAAGGGCTTTTGAATTATGAGTTTCATTCCCCTCTAAAGGTAATTTAATTCTAGCACCTATTTCTTTAAATTCCTTAGCAAAATTTGTCCAAAAACTTTTAGTAACTTTATTTAGTTTAGAACTGTCGTCACCAAGAGTTCCCATAAGTTTTTTTCTTTGGCTTTCAGCAACTTTCAATTCTTCCATCATTTCTTCATTTCTATTTTTAATCATCCGCATAATTTCTGCGGCTTTTCTTTTAACCTTCACATCTTTACTTTCATCTTTTAATTTAGTGAGTGCTTCTGATAAATAAAGATTAACCTCTCTGGTTGCGCCCATTCCTTTAGCACCGCCACCTTGAATAATTGCACCAGATTTTTTTGATTTGACATTTCTTGCCATAGAAGAAGAAACTAAAAAATCTTTTAATTTGTTTTTATATTCTGTGCTATTTTTATCTACCTTGCCACCTTTCATTGGTAAGCCATCGTAAGGAAACTTTACAGCAACTTGTTTTAATCTACTTAAATATTTTTTTGTCTCAGGTTTATTTAAAATAGTTTTAAGTTCTCTCAGTGCAGTTTTATTATTCAATGCAAGAAAGAGTTCTTCTCCGGTAATATCTATTTCTTCTTTTGGAGTATCTTTAGGTTTTTTAGCAGGTTCGTCGAAAACTTTTAATCTTCTATCTCCTAATTTTTCACGAAATGCTCTCCTTTTTGAACGCTCTCTTCTTTTTATTTTTTCTTCTAATGCGCCTTTTTCATCTTTTTGATATTTTGCACGACTTTCTTCTCTCTTTTTTCCAGTCAAGGGAGTGTATTTAAATTCTTCTTTCGGTATCTCTTTAGCAATATCACTTTCAATATATTCAACAAGACACTTAATTAAAAATTCTGGGTCGTTCATACGACCTGCTAATTGTGCCTTTAGGAAGACCATATTAAATCAACTCAAAAAGGAATGTTTTCTTTCTTTCCACGACGCTTTGAAGGCGGTAAAATAACATCAGGAACATCATTAGATGTTCTTGTTGCTTTATGTGAAGTATCTGGTGGTAATCCACCAACTGAAAAATCTTTAGTCTTTTTTAGCGTTCTTGCATCGGCTGAGTTTTGTGCTTTAACTTTAGCCAATTCTTTCTTTAATTGTATCTCTTTTTGTTTTAAATCATTTGTCATATTAACCAACTCTTCTTTCTGTTCTTGAATCTACATTTTGATTACCTGCTTCTGCTGGCAATCCACTCATGCGCTTATCCGGCCCTACTTCGTTCCTTGCTTTATTTCTTGTGGCCGGTGGGTTTTCTTGGGGTTTAGAACCGCCACCTTCTGCAAACATTCTTGCTTGTTCATCTAAATCTCTTTGGTCTAAATTAGAACCTGCTAATGGGTCTGCTCCTTGTTGTTCTCCACCTTCAACTGGTTGTTGTTCCGGTTGAGGTTCAGGCTTTTTAAATGTAAATTGTCCGTCTTCATCCATATCAACTTCAAACCCTAGATTTTTAATTGAAGCAGCAATATTAACTTCTATCTCTCTTTTACGAAGACCTGCAATTTCATCTTCTTCTTCGGATGGAGGAAGTTTTAATTCCCAATCAGTAATTCCAAATTGCTTTGTTAAGTAAGGGAAAACATAATTATTATAAACATTTTGAGCCATTTGAACTGCTCGATTAGTAACAAGTATTTGCATACCTTCATTATTCAATCCACCGCTGGTTGTATTATCAGCCATGAATACTTTACTTACTCCATAAAATGCTGAAATTCTATCTCTTAAATCATCTTTAACTGAAATGTAATCCATTTCTTTGAGAGAATCCATAAACTTAATCCATTCAACAGCACCTTTACCACCCTCTGCTTCAATTCCCATAACAGGAATAAAGTGAGGGTCGGCTTCCATCTTTTCTTTTACACCTCTCCAAAAGGCTCTCATTGAATCCATGTTGCGTGTTTGAACGGCCAAAAGACCTCTTGGCATTCTACTCTTAGTGTATGCTGAATTAACATAATTCTCCATAGCAATAAGAGTCATAATATGATTGTATAGTGTAATTACAGGAGAGAAACCATAAAGGCGACTTGGGCTGTATTTACTAAAGTGTAACACTTCTCCTTCTAAGAAGTATTGGTCTTCACCATTTGCTCTATTAACGAAGTGAACAGGCTTCATATCGGAACCACAAGTTTCACACTTTGAATAGGGTTCAGTAGATAACATACTTCTATGATTTAAACAAGTAAATCCTTTGTTTCCTTTCACTCCGTTTTCATCAGCATAAATAAACATAGTCACTGGGTCGCCTCGATAAATCTCTTTAATTCGGTGCATTCTAATTTTACCATTACCGTCTAAGAAATACTCTTTAACTAATACAATGTAAGCATCATCCATAGTATTCAAATCATCTTCTAATTCTTTCAATACATCTATAAATAGTTGTTCGGATGGATTAACATATCCTTCTAAAAACTTTTCAGCGAATTGTAATTGCTTAACATCAGGAACTCTCAAATCTTCGGATTCACAACGAGAACATTGTTGAACTGGTCGCTTATGTTTCTTACCGCAATTATTACAAATTGCTTCAAAAGCCTTCTCCCAAACATAACCTCTACGATAAACCTCTTGTTTTAATTGAGTAATACAGGTTCTTACAATTACAGACTGTTGCACCATCGAATAAATGATTGGTGCTGTCATCATGTAATTATTTTGCCTTTCTTGAATACCCATGTTATATATCTGTCTATCCGCAGGTTTAGGAGTAGAACGCCTAAACAAGTTAGTAAAGGAGAATCGTCGCTTTTCTTCAGCCATCCCTTACACCCCTACTTGTTTGCAGGTTTCTCTTCCTCTATATAGTCTTCGACTTTCATTATTGCTGGTTTGCCTTGTTTTTCCCAACAACGCTTACAAAAACCAAAAGGCATAACTTTCCTATACGATTGAGTATAACATCGAGCGCAATAAATATGACCCAATTATCTCACCTCGTCGTAATCAATTAAGCCTAATTGTTTCATTTTGAGCCAAAAGTTTGTAGATAAACTTTGAAATGCCTTTCCACCTACAAGGGGTATATTTTCCTTACCTTGTAATTCTTCTCGCATTTCACGAACATATTTTTCTCCACGACCTGCACCTTTTTCCCCTTTAATTTCAAATGCTAATATAGCCCAATAAGGATATGATTTATCTCCTTTTTTGTGTATATCTATTCTAACCTTAGCCATAGCATTCTCGTCTTGTGATTCCCATATTTGGTTTCCCTTTCTTTTAGAATCAGGTCTTGATAAAAATTCTCTAGGAAATTGTAGTAAATAAGGAGTTGAAAGACTTTGATGAGGAACAGCATGTCTATTACTAGAATCTATTAATGGGGCTTTTAATATATCAAACCACAAGACTACCACCTATTTGTTCCATAGAATCCATTAGTGACATTTTACAATTATCCTTATATTTTTGAATATCGTCTAAATAGATTCCTTCTTTCAAGAAATCAAAACCTACATGGTCTTTATGATTCTCCCACTTCATAAGTTTGAATATTTCATCACAGCGACTCTTATACCAGTCTTGTTTTTTATATGATTTTTTCATTCTTATTAACTCAAGAAGTAACTCTGCATTACCTTTCTTTAATCTAAAATGAGGCAAACACTTTGTTAATAAATCTGTAACATGGTCTTGAGAATAAAAGTTAAGTCGTTGGACAGGCCGTGTATCTTGTGGTGACTTTTGATTTAAATGTAATTTACCAAATCCAATTGATTTGTGCATTTCTTCCATAAATGCACGACCTCTATCTCCGGTAGCAATTAAACCGACTCTTGGGTTATGGTTTCTATCCATTGTAATATATCCATCGGAGTCAATAAATGCAGCAGTATAAGCCCAAATGTTCTTTTTGATTTCATTTGGCATTTTATAATATCCACCATTAACAACAGCGACATCTAATTTTTTAACCATTTTAGAAATCATATTTGAAGTAGTGTTCTTATGTAATACAGAAGGCATTTTATCATGAAGTTGTTTTGCTCCAATTCCGGGTTGTTTTCGTATTTCGGTTTCAATAAAAGAAAGAACTCTTTCTTTCTTTGATTTAACAAGAGACTGGTCGGAAATGTTTTTAATTTCTGCTCTAAAATCTTTCTTTGCTAAACGGCAAGTCTTTTCAAGAGAAGAGTAATCTTTACCATAAACCATATCTGTCTTCTTTAAGTCATGTTCCCAAAACTTACACAAAGCATCTACAACTTTTCTTCTTGACTTAACATCTCCCATTTTATTTAGTTTCATCAAATCCTTTTCGTTAAATCTCATTTTGAGTAATGGTTCTTTGTATGGACTTAACCAGTAAATAGAATCAATACACTTTGAGATATGTTCGGAGTAACCATCAATGACTGTATCAATTGCTTTAGCCATTCTTACTCTGTCTTCTCCCTTTAGTTTTCTTCTTGCTTTACGCATCTTTCTTACTAAATCTGGAATATTTTCTCCATCAACAACATACTCATTAGGAAATGAAGAAAGTTGTTTTCTTGCTTCGGTAGCGTTAATATTTAAGTTCTTAGATAGAGTAGTAACTGCTTCGTAATCCGACATGACATAATCAGTAATACCCTTATTTAGTTCAATACCTACATCACTAAGGGCTTGAACAACAGGTTTCTTTTCTTCCTGTAACTCTTCTAATTCTTCAATTTCATCCTTTGAGTCAATTAAATCTTGTTCTGTAACCATCATAACCACCTCAAAAGTTCACACCTATGACTCCGTTACTATGCCGCTTATACTTGTTGGTAGTGGGCGGCTCAAACAATCCTAAATCGTCTAAGAGTATGAATGTTTCACTCATTGTATGTGTTGCGGCGTTTGCTAATGCAAGGCTCATTACCATGTCGTCATGCGCCCCAATTCCTTCAAACTTCCCCTTTTCAGTAATAGCAAACATTGATAATTCTTCAAGTAGAGTCATTGAAACTCTTCGGCTTTCTTCATTACCATAAGGTAAATTAATCTTTTGATTTTCAAAATTCATTTGAAGGCTTAAGATAATCTCTTCCTTCTTCTTTCGAGTAGTATTAAAGTCATGAACATTTAAGTCGCTTACATTCCTTAATTCTTGAGTAAAAGATTTAGCGAATGTATTTGTTTCAAATAACACAACTTCAGGATGAAACATCTTTCCAATTAACCTAACCTTTTCTATGTTTTCTCTAAACTCTACATTCTTAGAACGGTCAATAAATACAATTGTTTTATTGTCGTGTTCATCTACTTCTAATACAGTAATAACATTGTAGTCACCATCAGTAGAAATAGCAGGGTCTACTCCAACATAATACTTAAATCCTTCACGACGATGTGGCTTAAGAATATGTTCTTTACTCTTTGCTTTTTCTAAATACTCAGGATTAAACAAAGAAGTTCCAGTAGAGATAGGAACGCACAAGTATTCTCTTGTGAACATTAAAGAACCAACTTCAGCCTTTCTTGCCATTAGTGCATCGTAATCCCATCTCTCCGGCCATAATGGTTCATTGAGAGCATTGAAACAAGGATATGTTCGGACAGTATAAGCAGGATTTTCCTCAAGTTGCTGGTAAATATCTGTATAACTGAAAGGCGTTCCAATTACTCTCAATGAAGCGGTGTGGTGAAGTGTTGGTATCATGTCACCATAAAACCAATCTGTAACCTTTTGAATACCAGTCATACTGAACTCTTTCAAAGGGTCGTCAATAATAATCTCTTGAGGGTGAAGTCCACGAATCTGTGAACCAACGGAACGCTCTAAGATTTGGTTTCCGTTTGTTAATGTAATATTACCAATAGCCCAACCTCTTGCAGGTTTAAATTGTTTAAGCATTGGGTGAGTGAACATCTTATCAATGTCTCTCATGTGAACCATTGTCTGTTTTTGGTTCGATGAAATGTAAAGCATTTGATATGGAGGTTCTTGAAATATTAAATTCCAAACAACCCAACTGTGCATAAATACTGATTTTCCGTGGTCTCTTGAACAAACAATAACAGTTCTTTGAGTATCATTCATTAATTCAAGCCACTCTTGTTGATAATTAGGAAACATAAAACCTAAAACATTTTGAAAAAAGTAAGGAAAAGAGTTTCGAGATAACTCCATATCCATTTGATGTTCAAAGTTAAAGGCTTCTATTTCCATAAAATCATTCCCAAAGGTAGGGTTCTTCTAATATTTGAGCATAGGCTTGTCTGCCTAATTGTTTTTTTGCTTCTGCTTCACTTATACCGCTTGGTAATTCACCAAGTTCTTCACGAAGTTGTAATACTCGCTCTCTAAATGCTTTCCAAAATGCAGAATTTTTACTATTTTTAAGTTTTTGTTGTTTTTCTTTTGTTGCTCCTAAACCACCTGCATATTCGGAAAAATTGTAAGGGTCGCTTCTACCGACACCCTTTCCGTAGTTTCTAGATTTTCTTTTTATTATATCAAACCATTTCATAATATCACCATTTTACTTTATTTGCCCAATAAGCGGCACTTGTCTTTCCTCTCTTAATATTCTTAGAATGTCGGCTCTTAAATGATTTGCGCTTGGCTTTCATTCTTTTACTTTCACCTTTTTTTGGTTTTCCGGCTACACTTGCGCCTTGCTCACCAAATCGAATAGTCTTTACTTTCTTGCCATCACGAACAACAACTACATGAGATTTCTTAGGGTGCTTTGGTGTTCTCTTTGGCTTACTAAAACCTGAAACTCCGGCTCTCTTTAATGCAGGGTGTTTCTTTCTAAGTATTTTAAAGTCCTCTGCATCAATCTTATTATTCTTATTCTTATCTAATTTCTTTTGATTACCAACAAGAATTTTTTCACTTTCTTCTTCTTCCATCTTTTCAGTTCCACAATGGCCCTTTAAAACTTTTTTCCATTTACTCATATTTTTCACCTATTAAATAACCTAATTGTTTTCCTGCTTTAATATCGCTTGGATAATGACTTCCCATCTGTATTCTTGATAATGATATTTGGTCTGCCATTTCTTTGAGTTCTTTCTTTTTATCTGGATATTTAGTTGATAATACTTTTTCTAAAGCATGAGCCAACATAGCATGTCCACTGGGAAAAGAAGGAGTATCATCAGTAGTAGTTTTAGGATTTTTAATTTTATCACTTACCTCATATGGTCTTTTTCTTTTATGCTTCATCTTTTCTCTCATAGCAATAATATTTACATCATCCATTAAATTATTGAATTGTTTGTCGGAAGCCCCTACAATCTTAGTCATTTCAATACTTGGTTTCAAATCTGCATTTTTCATATTTTTAGGTGTTATTTTTTTCTTTTGCATAATAGATAAAACTTCTTTAATTTCTGTTTCTTCTTTTGGATAAGTCATCTTAGGAACAGCAATATCTAATTTAGGTTTTTTTTCTAATAGCAATTTATTTTTATCTGATAGTCTATTAGTCCATGCTGATTCTTTTAGTATATTAAACCAAGTCATGCGGTAAATGGCCCCCTTCTTTTACTACTTGGTTTGTGAGTGTAAATGTCTCCATCCTTGTGCATAAAGATTTTACCTTCATTTTCTAATTTAGATAGTGCTGCTTTAATTTCAGATTCTTCTCCAAATTGTTTTAGATTCTTCATACCTAAAGCACCGCCTTCTTTTTTAATTTCAGCAAGAATCTTTCCTTCAATGTCCATTTTTAATATATCTTCCCAACTCATGTTCTCATCCTCTTTGTCTTTCTTTTACTTGTTTCTTTTCTTGCTAAAGCGACCTTA